CCATGTACTCATAAGTTTATTCCAATGCACAAGTTCGGGCTGCTCAAGCGGGCAACCGTTCGACGCCAGTTCCTTTTTCAGCGAAACCGTGTCGCCGAGTAGCCTAGCATCCATTTCGATACTGATAGGTGTCGAGCCTGCGAGCCTAGACGCCACCGTGATGTTGTACTGGTTACTTACAATGTCTCGTGACGCGCCTTGCATTTCCCACGTGCGGTTCAGCACCTTTTCCCAGAGGAACTGCTTGGTGCCGGGGTCGAACATCTTACGCTCCATACCCAGATCGCCCTCGATGGGACGCCACGTTTTCAGCGGGAACTCTTTTCCTTCAGCTGTTACAACTTCTTCTTCGCCTAGGCTCAGCGGTGTCTTGACGCTCCCCCGGTGTGGACATGCTTTGCATACTTCTGGTCGAAAACTGGCGAAGGTGTCACAGAGTGTTGGCCCGGCATCGTTCTCCAACCGTTGGTTCCACTTCTCTGTTGTGTCTTCGGGAGTGTAGTCGGGGTGTCCTTCTGAGAGAGCGTGGTAGTAGAGTTCACCATCCGCACAGTGCTTTGCAAGTTGGAGGCAAGCAACCCACTCGGGTTCAGAGCAATCCTCTCCGTTAGTTTGTAATACATGGGCGAGTACGCCGCACTTTTTGGCGATGTTGGGGACGAAACTTTCCACAGTCCGTCCAGCCACACCATTTGATAGCTCAGTAAGCCCGTTGTGAAGCCCGCGAAGGTAGTCGGGCACATTCCCGTGAATGTCCAGCTGTCCACTCGCTCCACCTGTTCCGAGAAGGGCCGCTTCCAAGTCTCGGGGGTCAAACAGCTTCCCAGACCAATGCAATGCTTTGACTGCCTTGGGGTCATTGCTGTCTTTAAGATTTCGGGTTCCAACAGGGCGTAGTACTCGGGCCGGGTCAGCTGTACATGTGGGGTCGGCAGGTAAGCCGTGAGCCGCCGCTTCATTTTTGAGAGCGCGAGCCAGTTCTTCCCATCGAGAACGCGCAATAGGAACTTCAAGAGGCCAGTATACATGGATGCCATTCCCAGAGTGGACGAGGATTGACGGTGCGGGCATCCTCGTCGCGTTACAAAACTCACGGAGAGCGGCGACTACTTCCGTGGGGTTCGACAGCCCGCCTTTGAAGTCGATGTCGAACCACAGCGCCTTGATCTGATGTACGTTATCACGTGTCCTGAGTTGGTTCTTACCAGTTTTCGGGTTCTCGTGCCAGCCTTGCTGGTAGCTACCCATTGCGTAGAATACGTTGAAGCCTGACTTCGCAGCCTTGATCGTCGCCTTTTGCAACTCAGCGTGGTCGTTACACACCACGTGCTGCATACCCTTGTTGGAGAGAAAAGCGAGTATCAGCTTCCCATCGTCAGCAGGGACTACAGCATTATAGAATTCCGATAGATTCACAGTCGTCGCCAGTAAAAAGGACCGGGGGCAGATAGCCCACCCCCGGCCAAGCTACTCAACTGCTCAAGATGCTGTCGAGCATTGCGTCGAAGTCCTCACCGCCAGCCGGGGGATTGGCTTTAGCGGGTTCCGAGGGGGCCTCGTTACTCGGACTAGACTCAGGCGGCGCAACTGGTGCCGGGGCAGGTGCAATCTCATCGACCGTCTCGGCCTGTGCTGCTGCCTGCTCCTGTGCGACTGCGGTTTCCTCTACTGGTACCGGCTTCGGCTTAGCCTTCGCGGGAGCCGGGGTAGGTGCTTCTGGTGCAGCAGGCGCGACCGCTGCCCCTGCCTCGCTACCTTCCCCGGTATTTCCCGCGTCAGCGTACTCCGCCGACTCATTGAGAACTCGTTTGGCTTCTTCCGACTCGCGCAGTTCGGACGACGCCTTGAACTCATCTTCATTGAGGAAACGAAGACCTTTGAAGGTAAACTTCGGGTACGCTGCTTCAGCGTCGAAGCCTATCTTCGTTGCCAGAACGTAGTACGGGATGCCCTTCGGCTTCAGTACACGTTCGGCGTAATCTTTGAGGGGGTTCAGTGACGCAGGCGGTACACGCAGCAACATCACATCAACGTCTTTCAGGTCACGTTTACCAGCTGCGACTTCTTCCAGCTGATACAAAAAGGCAACCGCGACTCGGCGGACGTCCTGACAAGCCTTCGTTGACTTGCCTTGGTCAGTCTGTTTGGAACCCCAGACATTCATCGGGCAGCTGGCGCACAGTTCATGTACCTTTTGTGGTACACCTGAGTCCGGGCGCACACCGTCGCTCGACCAGCAATCAGGCTTGCTGTTATCACCCTCGGCGTAGCTACCTTTGTAGTACGTCTTCGAGGGCAGGTTGTTCGAGCGCAGCATCACTACTTCGAGGCTCGGCATCGGGTCGCCATCGGCGTTCAGATACGGCTGCGTTTCGCCACCGGACTTGACCTTCCAGACCTTGCCTTTGTAACTGATGACCGGGAACCCGGACGATACGCCACCGGACAGTTCATCAAATACTTCCTGACCGACGACCCCTTGTAGATGTGCAGGCAGTTGTGCTGCTGTAGTTGTAAGGTCATTACTCACGATTCTTTACCTCTGCGAATACCGATTTGGGTGGATGCGGTGAACTTGACGCCGGGTACTTCCACGCCTTCGTCCAGTAACTCTTTAATGATCTTCTTGTTGGCACGAATGTCCATCGCCTCGAACTTGCGATTCTTGATTGCAAACTTGAAGAACTCGTCACGGTCTTTCACCGTAGCGCTGGTGCGTTCGATCTTGTAGATCGTTCCGGCGTCGGTGTTAGCCGAGTTGCTGCCGGAATCGTTCAGGTGTACAGCGAACTCCGACTCGAGTTTCGCCATCGCCTGCTTTACGCGATCCATACTGTTGTTAAATTCTTTTTTCGCTTCGTCAAGGTAGTCCCGAAGCTGGACGTACTGCATGATTTTTTGGTTTAGGTCTGTCATGTTCTAATCTCCACTTCTCTGCCACTGGCATCAACGATAGTTGACTTGCGGCCCTTCAGCGTTCGCGCTGCCTCTGTCTTCAGCACTTCCTTCGGCTTCTCACCAAGTACCTTTTCAGCGTTGGCTGTAAGGGTGGCGAGGCCGATTCGAGCGCGTATAAGTAGAGACAGTCGTGAGTCATGGAGTGTCGTCATGTAGCGAATGAACTGATCCAGTTCGTGACGCTCACAGGTCATCACCACTTCATCAGCCTTCTTCATGCCACGTGTCATTATCTCTGTGGCTTCGAGCATCTTTGCGAACGCATAGACACCATCTTTGTCGCCGGAATGGACAGAAGTGCGTAGGGCAAGAGCAGCTACTACACGCTTCAGCTTCCAGCGATAAAACCATTGCTTCATTCGTTTCATTTTATCGCCTTAGTTGTCGTTAAACATGTCGAGGAGAGCGCCCTGTAGACGAGCTTTCTGCCTCAAACGGGAATACAGCTTACGCTCGATTGCTGTGCCAGTCAAATGAATTACAAGGGTTTTATGTTCTTGACCGGGGCGGGTGATTCGGGCGTTCGCTTGTTCGTAAATCTCGAGTGATGTGGTAGGTGTGAACCAAACAATCGTGTTGGCAGCGGTTAATGTTAGGCCGTGAGCCATGCACTGAGGATGGGCAATTAACAGCTGTTTTTCAGGGCTGTCCTGAAACGTGTTGAAGATGTCGTTACGGTAGCCCATCGGAGTTCCTCCGTGAACTATTGCGGCGTTCGTCTTCTTCAGCACACGAGCATACAACTCCTCCGTGGAGTGCTTGAAGTTCGTGAAGCAGATGACCTTGCCAGCTGCCTGTTCATAAATGTCGATGAGTTCTTGAACTCTGTTCTTGTTGTCGAGTCTAACCACGCCCTTGTCCTGCGTGTATACCCAACCACAGCTGATTTGTAACAGCTTTGAGAAAAGCACACCTTCGTTCGCTGCCGTCACCGTCCCCTCTTGGAAGGCTAGCTTCAGCTTCTTCACCATGTTGTCGTAGGTGTCCTTCACCTGTTTAGAAGGTGTGACCTCAATGTCCTTGTAGGTAGTCTCGGGGAGTTCCACGCAATCGTCACGCTTGAACCGAACAGCTGGCTGCAACATGGCGTAAACCTGATCGTTGGCATCGGGTTTCGGCACCCACCTGAACTCGGTGATCTGCGTCATGGTGCGACGGATGAACTCTTTCTTGTAGGGTGTGGCCCTGTTGGGGGTGAGTAGCTTCGCCAGCCCCCACGCATCAGGTGGCTCGTTAGGAGTTGGCGATCCGGTCAGACCCCAGACATAGGGGGTGTTGCGTATCACGCTACGCGCAGCCTTCCATAACTCTGTGCTGGCATTCCTGAAGGTCGCTACTTCGTCAATAATCACAACGTCATACTTCTGGTCGATCAACTGCTGCCGCATCATCTTCAGACCGTCATGGTTGATGATGTGGATTTTGGCGGCGGCGTTATCACGGAGCAGCGCGAGCCGTTTCTTACGCACCGGGTGATGCAGGATCACGGTAGACAGGTGCATGAAGTACCGGAATATCTCTTTGTCCCACACCTGTGTCAGAGTAGAGAGCGGTGCAACGACGAGCACCTTCTCGATCTGGTTCTCTTTGAACATGTGGTCACAAGCATACAGAGCAGCGCGTGTCTTACCCGTACCCATTTCGGACAGGACGTAGGCACGAGCCTGCATGGTGAGCAGCGCGGCGGTTGTTTTTTGGGTGGAAAAAGGTGGGGGATCGGAGGGCCACTCGTACTGCGACAATACAGGTGCCGGTACTTTGTAGCCCATGTTACGTGCGAGGCGGGTTGTTTCCGTATTGTGTGGATACGCCATAACGCGCTGCCCCCGGAAGTCTACCATTCTGCCGGGAACGAGAGCAGACAATCCCTCATCAGGAGGAATAAGGAATTCTTTGCTTGCTTTGACGACTACGGGTTGAGCAGCCACGCCAGTAACTCCGATTCCCCCGAAAAGGAACCATCATGGTCATAGTATTCTTCCCCAACGACGAGCGTCTTACCGCCTGCATCCCTAATGTTTTCCATCGTCAGGATTTGTCGGGGTGTGGGGTGTTTGCCGGGGCGCTTTGTCTCGATGCCGAGGAAGCGTCCATTGTGGCAGACATGAAAGTCTACGCCGGGAGCGCCATGCCCACGCTGGACAGGCATGTGCCACCATGCGCCGTGGTTTCGTAACATGCGTTTGACACGTTCTTTTACAGTCTTCTCGAGGATGTCTTTCGGGTCACGGTTTTTCATCAGTCTCTCTCGTACCATTCAGGGCAGGATTTCACAGGGCAGTAGCCACACAGGGGTGTCGGGTTCAGCGGCCAGTCGCCGGTCTTCTCTGCCTCATCAATAGCAGCGGCGCGAGGCATGAAGTCCAGCCACACCTGTTTCAGTTGGTCTTTGTGGATCGTTTCTCTGGTGAACTCGTTGTCCTTGAGCCACGCATAGACCAGCACGAACTGTTCTATCTCCGGCATCAGGCGTGACAGGATCGCTGCGGCCAGCTTCAGCTGATCGAAGCCCGGCTTCTGCTTGCCTGTCTTCCAGTCAATGACGAACGCGATTGTCGAGTTATCGGAAAGCAGTAACAAGTCGAGGACAGCACGTACCCATGCGTCCTTGGCGAAGAAGTCTACGGGCTGTAGCTTGTGGTTGAGGCACAGGCGCATTTCGCCATACCTCTCGTCGTGCGGTAGCGACATTGCTCTGTCGGCACTGCCCTGCATGTGACGCAGCTGTACCGGAAGTGGTACACCCTCCATCACGTACTTGAACAGCGCGTCGTGGACGAACTTACCGTCAGCCTGCCACTGGTTGTCAGGTTCCTTAACGTCCTTCTTTACTTTCAGGTGGTAGAACTTCTTGCGGCACTTCTCGAACATATCGAGAGCGCTGAATGACCATGCACGCTTTTTCATTTTTCCTCACTCGTAAGGTGGTAAAGCCCTCGGCAATGGGGGCATTTATAGAACCGTTTTACCCCTATTTCACGTTGTTCCTTTAACGCTATCCGAGCCTGTTGTGCGCTCTTGTACCCCACCTTCCGGCAGGTCTTTTTCTGTCGTCGTGAACCCATCGCATACCTCCTTATGTTCGTTGATTGCGATTTCTTCGTAATAGTTCTTACAGTGGGGGCAACGCCAGACTTCCCACATCACTTGGCATCCCCGTAGGTCGGGCCGTGACCGGCCTCTGCGTCAATAGGTAAATTACGCGACCACTTAGGTTGCGTCTTCATAATGTCAAGCAAGCCCTGCTCCAACTGAGGAAGCATGGCCGTAGGGACAACATACACCAGTTCGTCGTGCGCCTGCAATGCGGGCCGGAGTCCGAACTGCTCGTAGGCTTGACGCATGTGTCCCGTAATGATGATTCGGGCGAGGGCTTGGATCAGGTTCTCTACGAACTTGCCGCCCCACATGGTACGGCCCTGTCCAGCGAAGTTGTACGTCCAGCCTTGGTACTTGGCGTCCTCAACCCACCTGAGATTCGGGTAGTCGAGTGACATGCCATTGGGGAGAATGATCTGATTGCCCTTCACTGTGGCCGGGCCGATCTGTCGTGAGCCGCCGTTCACCATCATTCCGACAGTCTCATCACACAGCTTCCAGAGTGCCGGGATTTCGGGGTACGACATTCTATACACATCTACGTAACGCCTGACTTGCTCGTCGGTTTCTTTGACGCCCTGAGCGCGGAGGGTTGCCTTCAGCTTCTTCCAGCCCATGCCGTAGCCGAGGCCGAGGATGCAGGTCTTGCCGATGAACCGCTCGTGCTGGTCGGCCTTGGTAATGACTCTGCCCCAGACCTTCGACGCAAACGCACAGTATGGATCACCACCTGTACGGAACACATGTAGCAAATCCTGACAGTTGGACAGCCATGCGTTCAGGCGAGCCTCGATCTGGGACAGGTCACACGCCAGAACTGTATGACCGGGGGGAGCGCAAAGCGCGTAACGTAGGTGGTTACGGTCTGTGGCATCCTGTGGGATACGTGGGAGATTCTGGCAGTTGATCTTCTCCATGCCCCCATATCGCCCTGTGTGGGCCGCATAGTAACGTAGGGGGATTCTGAGACGCTTGTAGCGCTCTGCTATGTCAAGGAACCTCTCGGCACGTGACTCGGCAATCGTGGATTTCACGCCTAGTCTCGCTGCCATGATAGGCGCTATGATGGGGTCGTCGCCGTAGGTGTCTTCCAGTTCCTTCCAGCCTGTGTCGTTCTTGGCGAACGCCCAAGTCGCTTTCCCGGTGGTGGGGCTGATCTTGTACGGTACTTCTACCCCTAGGCTTTCTAACAGCTGTGCGAATTGTGGGTTAGACGAAAGTTGTGACTTTTTCACATGGTCGGGAAGGGCTTCCATGAGCTTCTTTTTTCGCTCACGAGTTGAGTCTAGCACACCCTTCAGGATTTTAGCATCCAGAACGAACTGCGGCTCGAGATACATACGCAGCGTCAGGTCGATAATGTCTAATTCATCACGAGGGAACTCAGCGAGTAAATTCTTGAACAGCCAGTAGGTACCTTCCACATCCGTCTTGCAGTACTCGCCATATTCGACCATTTCTTGAGTCGAGAGCGAGGCACGCTTCCGGCCAGCCATCAAGTGGACAGTTCCCATCTTTGCCCAAGGAGACTTTCTTACTTTGAGACAGGAAGCCAGCGATATACTCCTGTGGTACGGTTTGAGGAGGGCTTGAGCCATACCAAGTGTGTCCAGCAAGCGTGCTGGTAGCTGGGTCGGAAAATAGGTTGATAAGATCACGCCATCGAATAAGGTATTGTGACTCAACATAGCTGAGTCGCGTAGACCAAGGCGAGCGAAAAGGGCCGCATATTCGTCCATCGTGTCGTAGCTGTACCATTCGGCAGGTTCCTCATTGACTTTGATGCCGACCATGATTATCTCAAAGCGTGGGTCAGACACGTAATCCTGAGTAGACATCTTCGACAGGGAGTAGTCCTTGTCGTAGTATGTTTCCCAATCAAGGGTGATGAGGTTCATCCGAGAACTGCAATCAGCAGCAGGAAGAACATAAGCACAATTAGAGTTGTCCATCGTTTCATTTTATGTATTTGTCTATCAGCTGTTGATACAGCGAGGGCTTCGGGGGTAGGGCGGCGCTGCCTAAAGTACTGGCTGATGATAACGCCTGCCCTGTGGACGTTCCGTTGCTGGTGATCGTGATGCTCGGAGACTGCACGTTTGCCAAGCCTGTAGCAACAGGAGGATCAATCAAATGGTGGCGTGGATAATACGCAGGGTTAGGTGCTTCTGGTCTAGGTGTTACCAAGTCGAAGTCACAGTCAGGGTTCTGACACTGAAGTGACACCCAATCGCCGGGCTTATTGTCCAGACCGTTGTCGGTTTCTTCGATCCAGAGTTGGAACACAAGCAGCAGACCTTTCTTCTCATCACGTGTGAGACACTGACGACAGAAGATCGTGTTGTGTTGACGTTCGTACTTCTTTAGCGAGTTCAGATCACGTGCGTGGAATGGGGTGAGATAGTGTGAACGAAACGTGTCAGGGTTGAATACCCCCGCCTGCATTTCAGGGTGAACTTTGGCAACAAGTTCGACAACTTCTTGCCGTACTTCATCTAGTTTCACTTCAGTCGCCTTACTTAGTTGGTAGATGATTGAAGCTACCAGATGACCTTCCGCTCGTCAAGACAAAAAAAGGGGCCAGCCCGAAGGCCAGCCCCGAAGGATGACACACACAGTGTGTGTGGTTAGTGCGGATACCGTCTATCCAATTCCAAGTCGTCCTCCATGACAGCACAAGTTAGCAGCACTTGGTTAATATCGTCCATGAACGGCAAGTGGCGAAACTGCGTTAGCTGAGTCGCGCCCCAACCTTCAGGCATAGATGACTTCAACTTCTGCGCTGCCATGCGCTGCGTGTACTTCCTTTCAACGAGAGAAGCAAACTCGGGCCACGCACGATACAACTGCCCCGGCGTGTTCACCGGATTGATACTCAGGGTTTCACCATTACTCATCATAAAGTTACCCCCGCCCCAACAGATACCACGTGCATAGTTGTCGAACTTACGTTGCCAGAACGCCAACTGCTTGTGCCTAACAACCCACGCTAATACCTTGCTCCGAAGCGTGGGGTCTGTAATGTCCGTATCCTTAATCTCTATCTCAGGATACGGCCATGCGTCATACGAATGACCAAAGGTTAAAGTGATTTCGGGTTTCTTGTTTAGGAACTCGCGCTTTTCTGCCAGCGACGGACAATGAATCGTCAGTTTGTTGCAGTACTTCAAAGCGTTCTTCTTACCAAGTAACTCCATCGCATCACGTTCATCCTGTGACCAACCGAACCAGTAGTACTCCTCGGGGTTAAGCGTGTTCTTGTGTATCGTGTGTCGATACTTGTTGAACAACGCTGTACCCCGAGAAAGCATGAGTGACCTACCGGATTGCGATAGTCGGCTACTCATCGTCCAGTTCCACGTAGATCGTTTCACCGACAGGGGATTCCATTCCCTCGCTGGTGCTGCACCAGATCGTCGGGTAGCCCGGATCGTCTGGGAAGTCACCGTACATATCAGTGAAGTAAACTACGCAGTCAGGGCGAATACCTTGCTCCTCAATCCATACGAAGGGCGGCACAAAACTCGTCCCTCCTCCCCCACCGAGCGGTGGGATATTGTCTCGCAAAGAGTCACCCGCGTACAACTCATACACTTTGTTGATACGGGCATCGCAGCCGATCAGCGTCACCTGTTGCGGGGTGCAGTCGAGCAGGATGTTGTCGCACTCACCCAAACCCTGTGCCATTTCCTTCTGTGACATAGAGCCTGAAGTATCGACAACGAACACGATGTGTCCTGCCGAGAAGCCTGTGTAGCTAGGCATCACTACACCCTGTGACAGCAGTCGGCGACGATGGGGTCGCGTCCAAGTCGTAGCCTCACGGCCAGCACACTTGTTCATAGACTTACGCAACTTCTCCGTCCACTGTACTTTCGGGTCTAACACCTGTTCGACAAACCGTTGCAGGTCAGCAGGTAACTTACCCTGCGCCTTGGCAGCGTCGGCAGCACTTGCAATCACACGTTTCATTTCTGCCTCAGTCGATTGAGCATTAGCAGGAATGTGGTGATCTAACGTACCACCTTCGCCCGGCCCCGGCCCCTCTCCATCATTGGGGTCGTCTTTCAGCTTGCGATAGACTTCATCTGCCATATCCTGCGAAGTGAACCGGGACGGATCATGCAGGATGTTGCTAGGCATCTTACCGATCTTGCAGTTGTACAGCATATCGTTAATGACGTAATCGCCAGCGCGATTCCATCTGCCGTGGTCAAAGGGTTCACCGTCGAAGCCCGTGTCTTGATACGCCTTGCTTCGCGCCATGTGCATCCACATTGCGTGGGCAATCTCATGGCACATAACAAAGACACGCTCAGGCAACGAACACTTGGCGAAGAAGTCCTCGTCGAACCAGATGTTCTTACCATCGGTTGCTGCCGTTTCGTTTCCCTTCATGTGCGGGGGAAACACATTGTCGAACTTACCGACCTTGATGTTCATGTGGTCGAGCATGATCGACGCAAAGAACGGCACGTGCAACAGCATGGCAGTCTTTACTTCGGTGAGTTTGGTATTCTCACTCATGTTTTTTCTCCTCTACCTTTGTAGGTGTCGAACGGGACTCTCACTACAGCCTTGTCAGGCAGCAGACGATCAGCCAACCGGATACGTTGGTCAGCCCACATATCCATGTGTTCGTCTACCACCTGTCTCAACTCAGTGAAGTGAGACTTCAGCGCCTCGTCCCATCGTGAATTGACGTTGATGATTAGCCCATGTGATCCACGTGCATACAAGTCACGAGCAGAGAACTTGTTGGTCATTACCAACTGCGCCTCCATGTGCTTGAGACAAGCGTCACGAGCCTCGCTGTCGGGGAACCACAAGCTAGCTTTGGTCTTACCCATGTAGCCGATATTCCAATCAACTGTCTTGAGTATGACTTCCAGCACCTTCTGCCACAGCGGTGAGCGTGATAACGAATACCCACGCCGCAGAGCAGAGTCAATGGCCTTGCGTTCCTTACCGTCTAGGTCTTTCATCGTGACCTCGGAGTACCCACGTAAACGAATGGGAATCTCATATTCACGTGGCCAACCTTTGTGACGCTTGTGAGCTGACACCCATCGGTTCCACGCAGACGTACCATTTTCAATGTCAGGCATCGGCGTACTCCTTCATCGCTTCAACAATCTCGCCAGCATCCTTAGCCAACTGCTTACGAAGCGCGTCGTCCTTGCGAATGTCTTTCACATCGTACATGGTCAACTTCTTCTCGACAGCCTCGCGGATTTCTTCGATCTTCGCATCGTTGGTTGCATTCAGATGTTTGAGCATCGAAGCCTGATCCTTCAGCTTGTCCACCATCGTGTAGTGGAACAGCGCGTCGGGGTTACTCAGTCGCTCGAAGGCGTGGTTCACGGTTTCAAACAGCCGTTGCCAAGCATCCTGCATCGCGTTCTCGAGCATCGTGCGCGTCCGAGAGTTCAATGCCTCTGCCAACTTCTGTGCCTGTTGCCCTTGGATACCATCGAAGTCAGCACCCTTGGGGATAGGCTGGAAGTCGAAGTCCAGACCGAAGTGATCCCTGATACTTGCAAGGTCAGGGTAGTCATTGGCGTTATAGGCAGTACCGAGTTTCCTCTGCGCTGCCTGTAAGTCATTGGCGTACCCTTTCTCAAACTCAGTCAGGGCTGCCTCTGTCTCGGACTTGGCGTTTGCCACAGCTGCCGTGTACTCCATGAACAGGGTATTAGGAAGCAGCCGAGGCCCGGCGCGTTTCCCTGTTTCATTCACACCCACGACAGACCACGGAAGGGTCATGGCGTAGTGAGCAGTACGTGCAGCGTCGATGCACTTGTGGACTTTCTTGAGTCGTTCATCGGCACCGGCCAGCAGATACTTGTGAGTCTCAAACGCCGCAGCGTCAGCACCAGCCGCAGCCGCAGCATCCTTACTGGCTTTACGGTCCTTGATCTTACCGTGCCATCGTGCGGTGCGAAGTGTCACAAGTGTTCCAAACTGACGAATGTCGATTTGGTCGAGAATGTCCTCATCGGTGAACGTGGGGATGGGCACATGATCTACGCCCGTACCCTTTGCGAACACCTGATTGGAAGGGGTGTCACACACAGTGTGTGTTTCCGTAACTTCCGTAACTTCCGTAACTTCGGGTTCTGGTTCCTCCTCTTGTTCTCCCGCAGCTTGTGCGATCAACGATTCAATATCGTCAACCTCATCGTCAACTTCATCGTCAACCTCTGGCTCGTTCACCAAGTCATCGGCGGTGATAACGACTTCCTCCTCGGGTTCCGGGGTTTCAGTCACCTGTTCCGTATCGTCCGATAGCACGCTATCGAGCAAGGAACTAATATCGTCAAATGATGCACCCATGTTACATACCTCCACGTTTCGGGTCGATCAGGTTCGCTGCAACTAACAGGTCTTGATTCTGGCGCAACCAACCAGCGAACTTCTTTGATTGCACAAGTGATGGGCCGGTCTTACGCATAGCGGCCTTGATACCAGACACCTGAAACTCACGAGGCATACGCTTGAGATAATCAAACGCAGGCTCCGCAGTATCTCCGTCCACACGGTGAGCGATCATCTGCGTGGCAGCGTACTGGGCATCGGGACGCTCTTTGTCAGGCAGCTTGCACTTCATCGGATTCGCAACGATGTCCTCAAAGTCAGGCAGTTGCTCTACCACACGCATGAATGAAACAAACTGTGCGGTAGTACCCTCGCCGATTGCACCGGAGCAGAGTTCAATGAAGTCACCTTCCGAGAAGTAATCGCCGATCAGGTGCGACACCTTGCAGAACGAGCGTGGCGTGCAGAACGGCCCCGGCTTGTCAGGTACCTTGTCCTGAAAGATCAGTCCCGGCTGAGCCTTGGCGAAGGCAATCGCCGCCCAATGGATATTGCCCTCTTGCTCGGCCCACTCAACCCACGAGTCCAAGTGCGGCTCGACCTTCAGTTCGATACGCCTGTTCTCAATGAACGCGAGTGAACGCTGGACACCAGAGCGATCCGATTCCCTGTTGGACGCAGCTACCACCATGTACTCAATCGGCAGCTTACTGTCGCCCACCTGCCCTGCATTGAGCAGTTCGGCAGAAGGTTTCTGTACATCGTGACCAGACTGCCGGTACTCATCCAAGAAGATGAATCCCGCCGCAGCATCACCCTCCTTCGGCATCCAAGGTGCCTTAGTGAACCACATTTCACGTGCCTCAAGATCGGGGCAACCATAGCCACGAACATCGGGTGCTTCCACTGTGGACAGGAAGAACTTCTTAACGGTGAAGTCAGGCAGACTCCATTGTTTCTGTACCAGCCTACCGGCTTGCTCAACGCCCATTGACTTGCCAAGTCCGGGGCCGGATACCAACTCGACAGAGAAGCGTTCACCTGTCTCAACTTGTCGCTTCCACAACTGCGAAAGCATGGGTATTACTTGGTTCATGTATGCCATGAGTTTTATACCTCGATATGTTTTACTTGATGAAAAGGCACGCCCGAAGTACGTGCTATGATTTGTGCCATTGATTGACTCGTTAAGGCGACACTATCCTTGAACGGTAACGCGAATATATGTCCGGTGAATTCCCGCGTTAATCGAATCCACGCAGCTGTCGTGAGACAGTCGTCGTCTGTTGCTGTCGCATCACGTAAGATGATGCACACTTGCTCTCCTTCATCGCACTCTTTGTAACAGAATGGTAGATAGCCTTCGGGAGTGCTTGCCTCGGCTTTCAATCGGTTCCATTCTGGTAGGGTGCAGGGGTCAGCGAAGCAGAATTCCTGTGCCTCATGCTGCTCCCTACTCTGGTCAGGGAATAAAAGCATTTCGTTCTCCATCGCATCGACCAATGCTTCCAGTATGTAATAGACGTTGCGACACCGTTCCATGAGAGCAACCTTGGTTAGCTGATCCCACGAACTGCCAACGGCATTGAAGGCACGCTTCGCCCGTTTCAGGTGTATTGATTTCATGCCCGATGTGGTTTCCTCCCTTTGCTACTCCTGTTGGGAGCACCACGCTTCTCATACTTACGACGTCGTGGAGCTGCGAGCGCGGCTTGTGAGACAGCCATGTCACGACGTTTCATTTCACGGTTCCACGCAGCGAGCGATACGTCACGATCCCCGCCAGCGACAGATGTACCAAAGATACGGTCAACCACCTTTTTAATTTGTTTCTTCACTCTCTACCTCCTCATGCCTGATACAGTCCCATAGTTCACGTGTTTCATCAGGCTTGAAACAGTGGGATATGTCGGGTCGCCAATCACAGGTTTCACACACAGTGTGTGGTTCTGCTGCCTTGGCGGACTCGAACAACAGAATGCCACCGATGATCCACGCACACAGCGCGAATACGGCGGCGATGATAACGAGTGCCAGCATGAAGTCTGGTGATGGACGATACCTCATGCGCCACCTGCCTTACGCGCACGCTGGACAAGTTCATACGTGTCTGCGTCACCGATCACACAGTTCTTCACGATGTGATCCATTTCCATACGCTTACCAACGTACCTTCTATACAGCCGTTCGTAACGCTCAACCAAATCATCGTACTTGCGAAGACGCACGAACCCAAGTCGGTACAGTAACCTGTCGAGCATAGTCCCTTCGGGTTCTTCCCTACTCTTGTCTACCTTCTGCTTCAAACGCCCACGAATTTTATCTAGTTCTTTGTATTCCACTTTCGTTCTCCTCTCCAAGCAGGATTGCTTGGCGTTGGTTAATACCCATCTTGTTTGGATAGAACCTAGCAACGAATGATGGGTAGTAGTCGTCGCTATAGTCTGTGCCGAATTCCAACACCGGCTTTGCTGTTGTAGTTGAGATCAGCTGTACTATTTCACACCTGTCCTCACGATACCCATTGGGGTCGAAGTGATGGTCAATCAACTCCGACTGCTTTTGTGCGTGGTGTCCCATAACCTCCTCTGCCGGTTGCCACACGTTCAACGGCATTTGATTGCAAACAATAATGTCCTCCATCATTGAACGGTAGCCATCGTTCGGGTCCTCCTGCACACGATAGATCACTCCGTCAAGCATGAAGTACATATAGTCTACGGGCTGATCCTTCCACACCTTATCGGGTGGGTCTGCTTCCGCTTCGGTGAACCATACACCTGAAAGCAAACCCAACCGATTGTGGAAGTGTTCGAGCCTTAGTTGTCCAGCCATTCTATCTCTCCAACTTCCAGCCCACCTTCGCTTGATGCCTTGATGCTGAGTGATGCTTGCCTGTGTCCCATGTCGCTGTCGATCTTACTCATCAGCGCGGCCATGAATGGATCGTCAGCCATTTCATTGAGGGAGTTCACGATGTGCAGTACGTCCTGCATGAGATCGTACTGCTGTTGGGTGAGCAGGGGTTCACCGCAGTCAGGGCAGAGCGCCCCGATCCATGCTCCGTAGTCCTGCATGGCAATGTCGTCTTTGCGGTAGTCGCAGTTCTCGTTGTCGCACACGAGTCCGTTTGCTTGTACTTGGATTGGTTTCTGTTCCATTGTAGTTCCTTAGTTGGTTTCAGTAATACTAACATTAAATGTACTGCTCGTTACACAGTTCGCAGAGTCCGTCCAGTTCTTCAAATGTCTCCTCATCTACATTCCTGTGACACTCGACGCAGAAGCACGCGGACGGTGATAACGTGAGCGGATCGTCGTTCTGCACACGTGATGCCAATGCGAATCTGTCCCAATCAAACTTGGGGCTGTCGTTCTTGAAGTACCCCATGATCTTGTTAGTGAGGATCGTCAGGCACAACTCATGCTCACGCTCCTTCTGTACACCTGTAATGATCTTCTCATGCTCACGCCGCAGGATGCGTGCGATCGCTTCGTAGTCTTTCTTAGTTGCCATTGTGTCCTCCTTTTGACACACACTGTGTGTACCATTCTTCGTACCCGTCCAGCCAGTAAGTCAGGAAGCTGCCATGCCAAGCAATCTCGCCGAAGTACTGCTCAGTGAACTGTGCCGCCTTGTCAATGAACAGCATCCTGTCGTGCATACTTGTTAGCCTGTCGGGGTTAGAGCCACGCTGCCGGTGATAACGAGGAGTGGGCGCACCAATCATCAGCAGCGCGGCTCTATAACTATCTTCTCGACTCTGCGCCATAGCCGATGTACTTCCGCAATCTCTGGTACATGGGTGTGATGGTGAAGCCCTCACCCCAACCACGGACAGCGCGGCTCACTGTCTCGTACTCGTCGCCGTACAGTTCAAGGTAATAGTGCTTGGGCGCAACCAGCCGAGGTTTACGCCACCTGTCTATAACCTCGTCCAGTACCCGCCGATCCTGTCGCGTCGGCGCAGTCTTACGTGCCTGTGCCAATGCCAGACACAACTCACGCTGAATCTCTGTAGTGCGCTGTGCGCCCACGTGTCCGAAATGCAGCCAGTACTTCCAGTCTCGAGATGTCATACATCCTCCTATTCACAACGTATACACGTGAATAGAACACCATCACGCTCACGTGCCGTGGGGTCGTCCCGCATATCTGGCACAGACCAGCAGTAACTCGCGGGGTTGTCGCTGCCGTCCTCGTTCCAGCAGAACTCACAGTTAGGTGTACCAACTATCAGTTCACCGAACATTTCAAGATCAGAACCGAACAGGTCAAGCACATCGCTGAACGAGTATGCAACACGTGTAGGTGCATCGCATATATTCTCAAGCGCGCAGCTTGCAATCGCACCATCTTCGATTACGTCCTGCTGCATTTGTTGCAGCATAATATCCATTGCCTTCATCTTACCCATGTTACTTCTCCTCATCATTGGCTTGTATCAGGTTTGACACAAGTGTTTTTGAAAACATCTGTTACACACAGTGTGTGTCCTATTAAGTGCAAAAGGTCTAAGTTCACGTGCAGTTTCGAGGGGCGAGTTTGCACTAATACTGGCCTTTGAAATCAACAGTATAACTAATACGTGAAATAAGTGCAGCGATCTGAGAGTACAGTCAGTTATAGATGCAGGGGTGAGGGGGTTGTCGCGCCCGCTTCCCCGAACCCCGAGTCTCTCTCGCTATGGGGGGTTCTTCTCTGAAATTGATTAACTTATTTAACCTATTAGATAAGTATATGTATTGTAAGGGCGCAATACGTTAAGGGTCACGTTAAATACGTTAATCACGTTCATTTCGCTGCCAAAAGTACGGCGCTGATGATAACGCCTCGCCCCTGCCACATGAAGGTTTGAAAACATCTGAAGCTGCACCGTTTACACACAGGTGTGTGTGATCCCCGGATTCCCTACACGGTGGTGATCCCGAATTTCCGCTCGTAGGGGCGAAAGAAAAGGGGCGCAAGGCCCCTTTCCAACACCGATCACTCGATGCAGTACTCGTACTTCTCAAACACCTGTACCAGTTCTTTGTACAGGTTGCTGCGAGGATCGAGATTCTTGATGACGCTGTTCAGCACCGTCAACCCCGGATCGCTTGCGGCTTGTTCGGTTGATTTGTAATAGGCGTTGCAAACCGCTTTCAGCGTCGGCAGCTTAACGCCACCGTTTTTCAGCTTAGTTGAAAGGTTCCGAATTTTCCGCGCTACCTTCACCCCATTGTGCCATGTGAATGAAGTCCCGTGTCGCTTGTCCGCCTTAACCGCGTTGCAATAGCTTTCCAACACGTAGTGCGTATCCATGATCGCACGCGCCTCGCGGCCACGTTCTTGTCCGGTACGCTCCGCCCAATGCGAGTTAGTCTCGATCAGCGCTTCAACCAATTCGCGCTGCGCGTTTCCGGGGACTGCCGCGTCGGGATAATCTTCGCCGACTGCCACACACACTGTGTGTATGAACGACGTGTGATCCAATGCGCCTCGCATGGATTCCGAGAATGCGCCGACGATCTTTTTCTTAACCGTTGCGGGAACTACTGATTTATTAGCCATGATATATACCTCTGTTCAGGGTGCGCCCTTCGCGCCCGTACACTAAACAAGTGAATGGAAAGAAATACACACACTGTGTGTGCTATTGTCGGGTACGGGGGTATCGGGCCAAGGGGGGCCGCCGGTGCGTACGTCGCTTACCTCCCTCACACATGTAACCCCTAAAAAATGAAAAGCACACATATTTGACACACGGAACATTTGTGCTACTATCCACCCATGAATGCTCTCCCCGAAAACCTGTCACCTTGGAGCTGGTCTGATCCTGAAAAGATGCTGCGCCCGGTGGGTGATTTCTCGAGCATCTGGTCGTCGGAGGTACTTCGCGCATACCGCGATGAACTCGTCGCTAACGCCGCAGCGAGCATGGCTGCCGCAATGGACAAATCAATTTTGGAGGCTGCTGAAAATGGAAAAAATCTGGATCGTAGCGTGGGTGTTAATGACACCTTCTCAGGGTGACGGGGTTACGCATAAAAAAGAGTACGGCATTGCCGGACCTTGGGAGGAGCACTCCTGTCTCGTTATAAGGGATGAAATCATACGCTTAGCTGCTGGCCGCTCTGAACGCCACGCGCTGATAGCAACGTGCCGAAAAATGAAGCCTGAAGATGCTACACTACTCGAGAAATCGAAACCTTTGGAGTTGCGGGACGATGCAGAACGGACAACTTGACGCTGACATGTATCCGATGAATCAGGATCGGATGGACTTTGGACAGCTGATGTATGCAAACTCGGTTGACTACATCGCCGGGCATATCAAGAGGCAGGGTATGGACGTTGATGCGGCAGTGGCGATGGTCGAGAAGGACATACGTATGATGCTTGACCAGAAGTTCAGGGGACAGTAAAGTCTGCTTTCCTAACCAATGTAAGGAAACCAAGAGATGTTTACTATTCGCTTCGTTCAGCACCACGATAAAGAGCGCTACAAGTCATACAGTTGTCGGGCATACGATGTCCGGCACTCCGGCACCGGAGAGGCCACCGTCCGGATGCACTTCCCCGATGGGGAGATGTACGAGGAGCAGGTCGGCTCTGAAACACCGTATGACGTCGCATACGTCACCAACATGGACTCGCGCACTATCGACGTCGTGCGTGAAATGATGTGTCTTAAAGATGCCTAGACGCAGTATGAATGGCGTTCGCGTTCACGTGATCGTCACGAAACCACAACATAGGCGGCTCGTTGCTCTCTCTGAGGGTACGGGCCTGCCTGTGTCTGAATTACTGAGGAGAGCGATAGACAGTTATGTCACACCAAAAACTAAAGCAGGCGATCAAGGCTGACGCGAACCCCGAGAAACTCGTTGCCGCGATCCAACGCCGCGACAAGAGTTATATTCGAGGAGCGCTGCAATGGTACGAAAGGAAACAGCCAAAAGGTTGCTTAACGACTTTTCTAAAGCAAGTATATGGCTCTTGCTGACATGGTTGGTGATCTT